CCATGTATTGTATAGAAAATGTTCTTTTCATTGTTCGTGTAGTTTATACATCATTTGTACATAAACCTCAGATAACTGCACCCTTGCCAGTCTTGTTTCTATGTGTAAGAGTTTGTCATGAAAAGGCAACACTAGCTTACGAACCATATTATCTATTACGTCAATTGGCAGGTGTCGGTATGGGTCGTATATGGTTATCTTCCTCATAGTTCTGAATTATATACTTGATCGTTTATCTGCCTTGACATGTTAAAGTACTCGTTCCAAATTTCTGTCACAAACGTTAAACCCTCAGTCAATGTGTCACCGTCTATCAAATTAGAATCCAATGAGTATCTGTTTTGTACATGCATCTCTGTGGTAACCATCCGCTCAAAAGAATTAGTTATTTCTTTCATATTAGTATTATTTATCGTCGAATGCGTTTGTGTGTCCTGGATTGAACCTGTGCGCTACCGGATGGTGTTTCTCCGTGTATCACAGTAAAGTCTCCGTTTGGTAGTTGTATCACCGTGTTGTTCATGTGCGTTGAGTTTAGATTAGTGATATGTCCATGTTTCCTCTATGACCCAGAGTTACTTGGTCTCTAAAAGCGTTTATCAAAACCACAAGAATCTCAAGTCCTGAGTCTATCCTTCTCATGGTTATCGAGTAGGGTCTTACCTCCTCACGCAAGGTGATTATCTCAGGGTTCGCTGTCATCGTTATTTGTTTCATACAGTGTAAATATACAAAACACCTGTGAGATATAAAAGAAAAAGTGCAAAGTCCTGATGGAAATTGCACTCTCTAGTTTCATTTGTTGTCTTGGTGAAAGACTCGGGTTTCTGGGGCGTGGTCCTCTATGGCTTCTATGTCTTTAGCGATACCGTTGGTTGATATCCAAACGTAGACTATCGATCCGATTGCAAGTGCGCCAAGGACTATCAGCGCGGTTGTCATGACTATGGGGTTTTAGATGGTTTCTTCTTTTTGGCAGGCTTGTCCTCCTGTGTCGGTGTGGGGTTGTCCGCCAAGGCCTGATCGACCTTGTAATCTCTCACGTTCTTTTTCCACTCGGACTTTGAAACGTACTGTCCCTTGCCGCCTTTAACGAATTGATCCGCCTCTTGATCGTGCAACCTTTTGTAGGTTTTGCTCTTTGCTACGTAAACTGTTTTCATACTATAACTGTTTTATTTTCAATGTTTTACTCTTCTTCTTCAAACTCTATGATTTCGTCGTCGTCAGATTCGTAGGACTCCTTTACGCTATTCACATAAAACTCTATGGCCTGATCTGTGTGATCGGACTTGGTCTTGCCCTGTACCGTGTGGCTGAGACACTCTGAGTATCCGAGCGATCTGCCGTATTCCAAAGCGTCTTTGACTTCTGCGAGTACGTCTTCGAGGGTTACCAGTATTAAATCTTCCATGGTGGTGTGTGTTTACTCTTCGTCGTGTAATATAAGACCGGACGACATGTTACCGCCTGTCTCTGCTAAGTTTGTCTTGCCTTTGTGTAGTAGTTCGAACAGCTTCTTCTTTATCTCTTTGATCGAGGTAACGTACTGTTGTACCTGCTCCTGTTCGTCTGGACTAAGGGTCTTGATCGCCTCTTTTATCTGTGACATCTCTGTGTTTTCTAATAAATATCTGGTGGTTGTGCAGAGGATTTCAGTCTTTCCAATTCCGCCGCTAGTTTTGGGTCCCTTATGATTTGGACCGATGATACTTCGTGACTCTCTTCGCCTTCGGTTACTATCAACCCGGTGAATTTCTTTGCTTCGGAGTGTTCTACACACGTAGTCTTATATCCTAATGCTGCCCTTTTGGGGTGTATTTCTTTGTTGCAGACTTTGCAATAATATACCTGTTCTTCCATAACTTCTTAAAATTAACCTAAATTATTGACAAAGAGAAACCTATCTCTCGTGTTCTTGTTTATAATGTTTATTTATTTTTGCGTTCTTCTTTCTTATGCTTAAGATAATGACCGTTGAGAAAAACACCGCGTATACGTAAAAGTTGAGTGCCATAGCGTTACTAGGATTTGTTGGTTATCATAAAGTTGAGTATGGTCTTCTGTAAATCGTTTAGGGCCCTTGTGTTGTCCTCTATGAGTTTGGACATCCTGTCCCTCTCTTCAACGAGAAGATCGTTCATTTCCCGTTGAACCCTGTCTATCTTTTCTTCGAGCATAGTGTTCCTCTCTACCAGTTTTTGGTACTGTTGGAATGCCACGTATGCCAATACCACCGTGATTACACCGAGTATGCCGTACTGTAAAACGTAATTCTGTATACCCTCGCCGTTTGGTATCGATGTGACTTCTAGTATGGTTCTTAACATTTGGGTAAATTTGCTAACAATAAATATCTGCTATTTACCGGAGTTGTAATAATCCTTGACTCCGTTGACGTAAAGCTTTAACCCTGCTATGTTTATGTGAACCCCGTTAAAGGTGAGGTAGAAGGTAAACATCAACCAGGCCAGTATCCTCAGTACGTTTGGTACGTTTAGTTTCTTCTTAGACATCGGTCGTTTTGTTTATGCGACTGTGTCTCTCTTTGTACCACGGGTTTATGAGATCGTTCTTGCTTACTCGAGAACCAACCTTCATGTGTCCCGCCCAGGAGTTAAAGTCAAGTGACGTGTCTGGGTGATACGTTGTGAAATACGGTTGCCTTTCCATGATGTTTTCGCCTTTGGCTTTAACGCCGAATATGATGTGTTTTATCCTGCTCATAAATTTCATTTTGTGAATTAATACTATGACCTTAAATCAAACCTGTAGTCTTCTGAACTCAACCTGCTAAGGGATGCGATTGCCTCTATGGCGTTGGTGTGTTCTGGCGTCACCCCTTGTAGGTACTGTGTACCGGTCGAAGGACAAACCATCTTCACCCATGCAAACGGTTGGTCGTCTATCTCTTCGAACGTGTCCTCTGTCTTGAGTAGCGTAACCTCTTCAAGCTCTCCGTTGGCGTGGACTACGGTCTGCTTGTCAACCTCTACGGCTCCAAGCAAATCGAGCATGCCCTTTTGACCCAGGATTTCGTACCATGCGCCCTTGTGGTCGGAGTTCTTTTCCTTGATGAATTCTTCTCGAGTAAGTTCTTTGGCCTTGTTGAATATGTTTGCCGGTATGTGGCGACCGTTGATGTAGTAGCAATCGTCCCAAGCTGTGCAGGGGTATGTGCTGTCCCAAGTCACCGCCTGGTATGCAGGGTTGTGTAGACGGTTCTGAGCGTTGCGAACTATCTTTGTTGGATATTTGCTCACGATGCAGACCTCTTCGCAGAATATGGCCGAGTAGATGTTGGCCGAGTGATTGAGTCTTTCTAACGTATCGAGCTCTGCTGCAGCACCGGTTACTTCGATCTTAAACTCGTCTTTGATAAATTTGTACCACGTGTAGTAGTACCTGGCGTAGATGCCTATCGCGAATAGCGAAGACTCTACGAACTTCATCTGACCCCTGTTCTTGGAGATGTAGTCTTTGAGTTCCTGTTCTGGGATGTTGTTGATTCCCTGTGCCGCCGCTTCGATCATGTTCTCGTTATCGGTGAGATAGTGGAATATGACCTTTGCCTCGAGGGGATTCTCTGTAACGATCAGGTGTTTGGGACGTGGCTTTTCTGCCATGTCGTACAACTTATTGACAAGCTCCAATGCATCGTCGAATCTGAAGTTCTCGTGGTTTTTTCCGTCAAACACGCCATCGAGTGCGTGCTCTATGTAATCCGGTATCTTGGCTTTAATCTCGTCTGTAAACTGTTCGAGAGTTATCATAACTTTTATTTTTGGTATATCGTAAATGTAATAAAACCTTTTGAATCTAAAAAGAATAAGTTTTAAGTTGAGACGTGCTGAATGGATTTATCTCATTCGTCTAGCTATACACCAGTGGTCTCTTCCTCAACCTAAAGACTTAGTCGATTACTTTCTCCATTAGTTTAGAGAAAGGGTTGTAACTGTTCTGAATCCAGAACTCGTAGTTACCGGCTGGGATGTGGAGAGGATCGTGGTCTGCTTTTTGGATTTCTTTTGTGCTTACCCAGTCGCTTTCTTTGAAATAAGACTCGTGGA